GATAACTGCTCAACCTTCCCTTCGAGGTAAACTGTACGCTCAGAACATTTTTCAATCTGATCCGTGTAGTTCATTCTATTGTCCACATAAAGATACCCCACCGCCAGAGTCACAAGGAAGAACACTGCCATAGTGGGGTTTTTTACGAACTGCTCAAATGTCAGTGGAGCTTTCATTTACCTCTTCTGCACTTGTATTTAGTTAGATCACCTCTGTACTTTACAGACTTGCCCTTCTTGGAGTGACCCTTGTAGTCGTATCCTTTCTTAGGTGCTGCGCATCCCACAGCGAGGATCAACGCAGCTACAATCAGCTTTTTCAATCTTTATTGGCTGTCACCACAAGGTTAACGTCACCGAACTCTCCCTTTTCCACGGTAATGTAAATGGTCTCGCAGTAGAACGCCATCTGAACAGTGCCACCGAAATCCATATCCCACTCCACCTCTGTGGTAAATGGTGTAGCGTGATAATCAATTGGCTCGTAATGACGTGGAGTGTACGCTTGTTTAGGGGCGCATGCCGCCAAGAATACAAGTAGGAGTAGGGCAATATTTTTCATGACTAATACATATCAGCAAACTTCTCCTTAACAGTAAAGCTAGGACAAGCTTTGTTGGCAAACTCGTTGTGTCCGTGAATAGTCAGATCACCATACAAAGTGCGTAGAGACAGTACGATCATTCTCCACGCCTTTTCTTGCTCGGGATTCATGGTGTCTTTCGGCTTGCCATCAGCGTCACAACCACCGATGTAGCACACCCCGACTGAGTCTTTATTGTGGCCTTTAGTATGAGCGCCAGACTTCTCTAGTGGACGGCCAACCTCGATACTTCCGTCAAGACGGATAACCCAATGGTACCCGATATCCGACCAGCCTCTACCGTTTACGTGCCAGTCACGGATAGTATCTACGCTAAAGTCTTTGCCTTCTCTGGTTGCAGCGCAGTGCAGGATGATTCTGTTTAGGTCTCTCATGGGTTCTCTAATCTTTGCAGCCGTGTCTCAAGGTCATTAATGGCTTCAATCAGTTCGTTAATTTTATCACGAAACTCCCGTGTAATACCGTAGGATTCACGATTGCCTTCGTTCAAGTCTGCGAGGGGTGTTACATACATGGTTAAGTTGCTTGGAAGGTCATTACTAAGTGTACATCTCCAGGGACAACAGATGCTGACGTAACACTGATGTTAATCAGATCGCCCTGCGAAATACTTGTCCCTGTGGGGGTGAAGGTCTGCGGTGTGTTAGCGCTAAACGAATGACTACCTGTGCTGTACACAGATGTACTTCCATTTTTGCTCACTGTAAACGTAACACTAGTACTTGCCCCAATTTGGCAAGTCAGGCTAATCAACTCGCAGTTCTCAGGCATCATTGCCTGCCCGTATATTTGCAAACTGCTTGTGTCTACATAGTTGCCTCGTAGGCCAATGAAACGTGCAGCACCCGTGTGGCCCACGTTGCTGCTACCATAGACCCGCCACTTGTCAGCACCCGAGACGACTAGATCAATAGTGCCATCACTGTCTTCGTATGTTGCGCTAATGCCAGTCTCAGTGTTCCCAGTAAACATCCCCCCGACTATGTCCTGCACCTCTTCAGTAGAAAGCTGGGTATTGGTATCTGAAACTGTGTTAGTGAAAGTTATCTTGTCACTAGACCTAGAAATTGAAAGACCAGTGCCAGCTTCTAATACTACATCGTCAGTGCTACCGTCAGAGCCAGTTAGACGAATCTTTTCTTCATCGGAGTTATCACCGTCCACACAAGAAACAGAAAAAGTAGTATTGTCATTTGCGGTCATATCGTCAACCGCAAAATCAATAGTACCATCGGTGTCGTCGTATGTTACAGAGATCCTTGTTTCAGTATTCCCTGTAAGCATAGCACCAACAATGTCCTGCACTTGCTCAGTAGTTAACTGAGTGTTAGTGTCTGTTACAGTGTTAGTAAGAGTAATCTTGTCGCCAGATCTAGCGATAGACATTCCTGTACCAGCCTCAAGAACTACATCATCCGTGGTTCCATCACTGTCAGTAAGCCTAATCTTTTCTTCATCAGAGTTGTCGCCATCCACGCATGAGATGGTGTAAGTCTTACCATCAGCACCAGCAGGGCCAGCGGCTCCCGTTGCACCTGTAGCACCAGTCTCTCCAGTATCCCCCTTCGGACCTTTAGATGTAATTGTTACAGAGCTACTAGCACTCTGAGTAACGGTAACATTGATGGTATCCCCAGAAGTAATAGTAACAGCCATTACACGATAGATTTAGAAACATCTTCGTTAACGACAAAAGAACCGTCAATAATAGTAGTATGCACTCCACCTACAATTTGCTGCAAGTCGTAAACATAAGATCCAGCGGGTACGCTTCTCATGGACTCAGCAGAAGCAGTAATCGTTACGTTGCCACTATCATCGGTAGTAAAAGTAAAAGACAACCCAGTGTCAGATACTCTCCCAACACCAGGACTACCAATAATAATATTAGAATTGTTTGAAGCAGAAACAGCACCAAGCTGATCTCTAACCTCCATAAGGAATTCATATCCAAGAGTAGACAACTGTATAGCTGTACCGCTAGAATCTTTTAAGGTCAGCGTAAGACTAAATGTGTCACCGCGTCTGCAAGTAATGTTTACTGTTTCGGACGTATCAAGATTGACCCTCTTCGCCATTTTGTTGCTCGTTTATTACTTTTCTAGAAATATCCAACAAGACATTTCCTGTTTCTTTTAATTTAGTAACTTCTCCTCTTTTGCCTTGACGCTGAGAAATAAGTTTAGATTGATCTTCAGTCTGCAGACCTACTCGTTCATCCTTTCGGTCCTCTTTCATTTTCTCCAAACCAAGTCTAAACTCATTGCCCTCTCCTGCAATAGACTTTGTAACTGAAGCTTTGATAGCGGCAAGTTCTTTTTCAAACTCATGACGCACAGCAGCAACCTGAATATCAAGTTCAGACTGAAGTTGCATTTCTTGAGCTTTTAACTGAGCTTGCAATTGCATTTCTTGAGCTTTAGCTTGAGAAGCTACTTGTGCTGCCTGCGCTGCCTGTTGTGCTTGAATCTGAGAGTTCTGAGCTGCAATTTCTTGCTGCTGCTTAATTCTCTTTTTTCTTTTGACGATAAGCAATCGTTCGGCTTGATTAATATCTTTAAGGCTCCTGATAGCAATCGCATCTTCAAGGTCAAGGGTTTGTTGTGCCAGCGCGACTTGTATGTTCTGCTCGAGGAATGCCCTCTCCTGATCCTCCATTTCCTTCTGTACAGTAACACCAAAGTTGTACATGAACAGATCATTAAATGAAGACAAGGCTTTTACATTCTCCTCCCCGATTGCATTTGCGTAAGCCTGTTGAACAACACTTCCTTCTGGAAGAATCTGCAAACATCTAACAACATCCTCACAAACCTTTTTAAACAAGATCATAGATGCGTTAGTAATATCGTAGATGGCATTGTTGCCAGCCGCAATAGCCTGCTGCTGAACCCCAACAAGAGTATCACCTTTAGGAGTTGTACCATCCATCATCTCGTTAATACCCGTAGCATCACGGATCATTCTCAAGTAGTGGTTGTACAAACCAATAAGCTCATTGATATTACGAATGGAGTTACCGATCTCTCGAACAGGCGGGTTCTGGAATCCACCTTCTGGGTTCTTAGATCTGTAGTAGAACACCCCAGTCTTTTCGTAAATATCGTGCAGGTCAAGCGGCTCAAGTTCACCACCCTTACCTAGCTGGACATTCTCCAATCCTTCGATATCGATAATCAGACCGTCAGGCTTTGCCTTTGCGATTGCTTGCTGCAACTTCAAGTGGGTGATCTGAAGCATATCGGCAAACCCAACACAGCTCTCAACCATTGACTTAGGTTGCATTCTGCGAAGGTTAGTAGATACAACACTGTAAGAAAGCCTAGCCCTGGTTAGGTCATGAGCATTCTTAGGTGTGTTCTTTTTCATCCCATAGCCAAATAGATAGCCACAACCCAAAACGTAAGTACCACCATAAACAGTAACCACATCCATTTTGTGTGGCGTTCTATCATAGATGCTTCCCCTTTTCTCCTTGTACTTATAGCCTTCATAATAAAAGCCAGTATTCCCATATCTGTTTTCTTTTTCTTCGAAGTGCATACAATCGACAGAAAGGAACTCGAACTCTAAAATATCTACCATGTACTCATCGTACCCATAGACATTCTTGTTCATGTACCTATCATAATCTTTAACATAAAGCTTGCTACCATCATTGTAGCTTTTATGCTTTGACTTCTCCGCAATCTTTTTGTACTGCTCTTCAGTAAGCTGATCTCCAGCAAGTCTTTTTAACTCTTGAATAGTAATACGCTTAATATGACCAGCGTAAGTAATATCGTCAAAGTTTGGGTCTTCTGTCTGAGAATGAATAAATGTGCTAGGGTCTACGTACTCAGTCTTAATACCGTAGTTAGGATCGTTACTTCTTTTAATAACAGACATACCTAAAGAGGCGAGGTCATTAACGCAACGTCTAAAGGTATTGTCGTAGAAGTTGTTCCAGGTTAGAGTAAGGTTAGTTGCAATCTGACCAGAAATCTCAGCGTCAGTCTTGACGTTTGTTTCAAGAAAAATCTCTGCCTCTTCTAAAGTGTCTGGTAAGTTGTCTGGGTCTTCATCTAACACCAGACCACCAGTAAGTTGCTTAAGCTGTTCAAGCTGTGGTTTGAGCTGCGTCTGTACTCTAATTCTGTTTTTCTCTCTGTCTTTCTCAGAAGAAGACAAAGGATCTACCGCCTCAATGTTAGGGTAGGGGTTCTTTGACAGAATCTTATTTACTACAATACGAACAAACTTGGGGAGGATGGGTACAGGGGTAAAGTCCAAGTTCAGCAAGCTACCATCCCCATCATTAGGGTTTAGCGCAGTAAGCAGACTTTTATATATAGTGGTGTCTTGGGTTCCGTTAGCGTAATCCCTGTTCACCTCAAACTGATCATTACGTCTTTTATACAAAGAGTTCTGATCATCGAGTGTACCCCATTGGTTTTCAATAGCACGGGCGTACCTCAGCCCATACTCTTTCTTAACCTTTTGATCTTGTGGGGCGAGTGGATCAGGAAAGTTTCTCCCTTCCTTCTTCTTATTCTTATACATTATTCACACAAGATATTAAGTATTGCAAATATAGTTATATTGCCAGACTGCTATCCGCGTGTCTTGTGCCGCCTGAAAAACTTTCTTTCGTCAAACCTAGCAGGCTCCTTTTTAGGTTTAAACTTCTGAGCAGCAAGCAAAGCCAAACCAGAACTAATAGTGAGGTCAAACTTAGTACGCTTGTCTATCTTATACCCTATCCAATCCTCTAGCGTTTTATTAAAATACATCCCCCCATACTCACCAGTATCAGCATTAAAGCCTACATGATCATGTATGTATTGCTCGATTGCTTGTGCATGGGATTGAATAACATCTTGTGAGTTAGATGGGATACCTTTAGTCTTGACATTTACTTTGGAGTTAGGGTTGGATAAGTGTTGCGGTCTCTCCATCAAATACCCGTCATACCCCCTCTCTTCAAAGTACCTAGCTATCCCATACTTGTTGTTTTCTATAAGCAGCGGATACCCATAATAGAAAGCACACATCAGTACATCTTCGTAAAAAATCTTTGCTAGGTCTGGGCGGGCTGCATACTCCACAACAAACATATTAGATGCCCCATCTAGATTGAACTTGTTGTACATGTGCAAAGCCCCTTTAGACCCCCGTCCATCTACAGTAGCATCGATATCGTAGCTATCCACACCACCACACCCGTAGTTAGCATTACCTGGTGATCTCTTACCTCTAACATCGATAACTTTGTTTCTGTTTTCAGGGTGGGGCATCCAGCTAACTCTAAACCTACCAGTATTGTTAGGGGAGAAGATTACTTCTTT